AAACTTTTTTAAATTATTTTTGTTACTAATTAATTGTATATCTTCCAAAGTTAGGTCTGCTTAATATACTATAAGTTGCATATCTCACAGCATCTATTATGTGATTGTTCTTATCCTCTGGAATATTTGTCAGCTTTCCGCTTTTATCTTCTTTCCATTTATAGTTCCTAAACTCCTGTATCGCATTGTTGCTGGGTGTTGTTATAAATAGTTTATACCTCTTCAATAAATCAATACCTGCATTTATACTATCCCTACCTTTTAAGCTTGGTCTAATGTTCCAACCCATTCTTCTTAACTCTTCTATTAATCGAGGCTCACTGCTATCCATATACAACTGATTTCTTGCAACCCCTACTTCTTTAAATGTGTTGTGTAGATCTTTGGTGGTCATTTGTGTTCTGTATAAATGTTCTTTGATATAAAGATTATAATCTAAACTATAAACACTTACAAGTGTTGAGGGATCATTAGAATATCCTGCATCTGCACCATAGGCTATAAACTTTGCATCATCTGGTATTTGTGAGCATTCATAATAATTAAATATAGTTGCTTTGCTTATACCTTTTAAACCTAATCCATATATCTGCCAGTATTGTTCATCTGTTTCTTTTAACCTTTCTATCTCAGATTTAATGCTTTGTTCTAAAAAAGGATTATCTAAATAAGTTGTTCTGTAAAAGTCGCAATCTTCCCTTGTAATTACTTTGTCGTATATCCAATGGTATTCATCACTAGGATTATAATCTATTATTATCTTCCCATCTGTTCTAAATATTAGCTGTTGCCAATCTTCCCAGTTTAATTCGTTGGCTTCATTAATAAACAATAGATTCCTTTTCCTACCCCTAACCTTTTGTGGCATATCCAGGCTAATAAACTCTACAAGATTATTAAACAGCTTATACTCACTATTAGATTTATTATGATTCTCTTCTTGATATATATTTAGTTTGCGTAATATATCTAGGAAGTCACGCATTACGGATGCTCTTAGACTAGGAAAAGCTTTACGGCAAATTGTTATTGTTTTGTCTGTGTTACTTGCACAATATTGCAAGATAATCCATAGCAGTATATTATATGTTTTACCAGATCGTGTTCCGCCTTGCTCAACAACAATCTTTTTATTGCTGTTTACTAAATGCTTATAAACTTTGTTTGTCTGTATCTTCTGTTTTATCAATGATCTCTACTTGAAAATTAGTAGGCACTCCATCAGCACCTGTTATCTCTTGTCTTTCTACATACCCCCTTTTCTTTCCTTTTGTTTTCAAATAAAATATAGTCGCACTTGTTGAGTTCTCTGCTATTTGTCTATGTAATTGTGATTCAGCAAAATCTAATGCTACATTCTGCACATCATCTACTAGCTTTTTAAATTCTGGATCTGTATTATACCAGTCGTAATAAGTTGTTCTTCCTATTCCTACTTTCTTACAGGCTGTTGTAACAACGCCTAAAGATTTTTCTAATGCATCTAATAATGCTTTTTTATGCTGTTCGGTTTTGTTCATTTTCTATACTATCTTTATAATCTTTTGCTTCCTTTTTTCTTTGTCGTAATGAATCTAAATGATTAGGATCTAATCGGTTAGCTTCACGCACCATTTTCTTTTCTCTTATTCGGTCGATCTCTTCTTCTATTGTGTTGCATTGCCACATTCTTTCCAAAGAATAATAAACAACACTATACCTATAAGCTTTGTTGTTTTTATATTCAATGGGGCTTACTCCGTGTAATAAATCTTGCCCATCAAATATGGTTAATGAATTATCTGCTACTTCTAATGATATGTCTAGTTCTGGTATTACTAAATGCCCACCTTGCACATCTCCTTTAAACACAACCATATTGCTGTAAACATTTTTAAAGTTACCTGAATCGTAGTGATATTTCAGTTGATTGTTTTTGTTTACTATACCGCTTGTAAACACACTATTATTAATTACCCATTGTTCCTTTACCTTATCTTTTACTTTGTTTTTGTGGTCGTAATATGTTTCAGGAAAAAACTCGTGATAATATTTGGATACTTCTTCTGCAAATCTGCTAATAACATAATGTTGTTTAGGGTGTGATGTACCCATTGCGCTAGCACTACCGTGTGCGTGTTTGTTTTCTTGTCTTGGATTGTAACCAAATACTGCACTTGTGTTAACTAATCCGTGTGTTCTTTTGCCAGTTGCGTATTTTATATTTTTAACCGCCCATCTTACATCGTTAGGTTTCTTTGGCAATATCCTGTAAAGCAAAATAGGTTTATTATTATGATATATAATTACATCATCTTTAATGTGTCTGCTTACATCAGATAGGATTGCAGTTCTTCTAATGTAATCTTTTTTATCAATAGGTTTTCTATCTACATCTATTCTTTTCATCGCATATCTTTTAATCTTAATTCAGCATTGCCTGTTGTTTTTCTAATATACATTTTACAAAATTCAGGAAACATACTTTGGATTTGATATATAGAATCATATACATATTGTTTTGTTCTTATCTCTTGTAGCCCTCCTTGTTCTTTATAATAGTTTGATTTAACTGTTAAGTAATCTAATCTGACAAGCCTTTTGTTTTTTATGTATTGCCTAATGCTGTATTCATAATCTTCTCCGTGGTTTGTAACACGATCTAAAAATTTATCGTGGTCAACTATAACACCAAACATAGAAGCAATTATATAACATAGCTTTGTGTATATTCTGTTCTTCATAAAATAGGGATTACCTGCTGCATAAATACCAAAAGTTTTAGCTTCTATTTGCTCACAAGCATTAAATCCTTTATAAAATACATCTTTTTCTAAATCCTCTACATCAATTAACTTATCTCTTTTTTTTCTTTGCACCTTTTCTATATCATCATCAAACATCATTAGCCTTGTTCCCTCTGGGTAATACTTTTCTATAAAGTTTCTTTGTCTGCCAATTGTTGGAACACCCACAACTATTTTATAATTATTACCAAGGCTTTCTTTATATATTTTTTCTTCTTCTTTATTTGCTACAAAAATTGTAATTAAATCTTTGTTAATGTTATAGTCTAATAAAAGCTTTAATGTTTTCTGTTTTATTGTTTCTGGTCGCTTATAAGAGGGTATTGCGATTTTATAATCCATACTTATCAATTAAAAATTTAAATGCCTGTGTGTTGTCCGTAAGGTTTTCCTTTTCTCTTATTGTTTCTAAATCTTTAATAGCCTTTTCATATTCATCTGCATTAAAATATAATGTTATTTGTTTTACCTTTGCATTGATATAGGTATCTAATTCTTGATCAAATATATCTTTGTCTAGCTGAGGCTCTTCATCCTCATCAAAATATATTCTTGGTAGATCTAATCCCCATTCCTTTAATTCATTTAGCTCCCATTCATTTGCTAACACATCCCAGTCCCACTCTCCGAAGCTACTGTTATCTTTAATAACAAACTCTTGTTTTTGTTTTTCTGATAAACCATTTGCCTGTATTACATAAACGTTTGTTAATCCTGCCTGTACTGCTGCTTTATATCTCATATTGCCACCCAGTATAATATTATTCTCATCCACAACAATTGGTCGCAACTGCATCATTTCTGGAAAATCCTTTATGCTTTTTACAAGCTTTGTAAACTTATAATCTTTTATTACCCTAGGATTTTCTGGATTGTTTTTTATTTTATTTATATTTATTTTAATAGGCTTCATACTTATATATAAATTTATTTAGTTTTTTTTATTAACTTTTTTATGTTTCTAAAACTATGATACACTTCCCAATAACTTATTTTTTTATCATTTGCATATTTTGTTAGATTACCATCAGTATTATAATATATATCTTTAAACATTTCTATATGTTGATCTATAAAATACAAATTTCTGTTCCTTTTTTGAATTATATTTAATCTTTTTTCAAGTTCTTTATGTAATTTATAAAAATCATAATAGTGAGGGGATCTTAATTTTACAGGTTTAGCGTTTACAAATCTACCTTCTTTATTCATAGCAACCACATCACCATTTCTATCTATTCTTAAAGTTAGCATTTCTTTTTTATCTTTTCTTTTTATGTCTATAAATAAACTTCTTAATGTATTATAGATATACATATGATTAAAGGTGTCTTCATAATCTATATTTAAGCCATTGTTTAATTTATTTAGT